TAACCAGCATTGTGCAGTTCTATTAAGGTTCCCGTCGAGATAGTGATGGTGGCGAAAGATAGGCCAGATTTCGGTTGAACAAGGTATGATTTCCAGTTTGATTTCGGGTCTTGGCCGAAGAGACCCCCTTCCGGTCATTTGACCGGTCATAGTATCATATACCCAATCGGGCTGTAACCATTCAATCACATCATAATGGCATGTTGCAAGAACAATGTTCTTTAGGTTATGTTTGTCAACATATCTACGAATTGCAACAGAACACGATTTAGCTACATTCCTGTCAATAACAGATGTGAACTCATCAAAGACCATACCTGATACCAATGATCTTGCGAGATTGGCGCGAAACTGTTCTCCATTTGAAAGAACATGATATGGCCTGAGCCAAGATGGAATGGTGTTTAATCCCACAGCAGACAGTCGTTCTGCAGCTTGATCTGCCGATTCAAAGTGTGAGCAGATTGCTTTAGTTTCATCCCATTCAGGCTGTTCAGTAGAACCAAACGATTTCAACAGAGATGACTTACCTGATCCAGATGGACCAACAATCAACCCGATACCATAATCTTCCGGAATACTTGGAACATTTGGAACAGTAAATGTGGTAGTCCCGTTGAACTCATAGTCAAACATAGATGATACTGCTTTAGTGATATCATCTTGAGATACAGATACCGATATATCTCTACTCGGTATCTTATCGTTCTCAAACTCAAATAGAGATGCTATACTATCGTGCATATTATTCATCTGCTATTTCAAACAGGTCCCCATATGGGTTCTGTTCTTTTTCGTATTGCTCTTTTGCATTCTGAATACGTGCTTGTGAAATCTTGATATAATCTGGATCAAGATCAATGCCAATATAGTTGAAGCCTTCAAGCATCGCAGCCTTACCTGTTGAACCAGAACCATTGAATGGATCAAGAACGGTTCCACCTTTTGGTGTGACTAAACGACACAGATACTTCATCAAGTCAGTTGGTTTCACTGTTGGGTGATTGTTCTTTTTGTTTTCTGGATGAATCCACTCATTGTCTGTGCAATCACATGGTTCAATCTGATATGCGCCACATTTGTTACATACGCGACGAATGCCGTTTCCCTTTTGATTAGATACAGCCTTTTTATCAAATCCATCAAGCCCCGAATCTCTATCGGATTTGCTGGCTTTGGCACAGTAGAAGAATCTTGCTGCTGATCCCGTGTCGCCTCGTTTCGCTGATGGAACTCTTTGATATTCACCATAGCAATTAGTATTATCATTTCCTGTATGTGATGGCTCTGTTCCTTTTACATCACCTTGTTGACCCTTACTTTCAGGAAACAATGCGACAACTTCATCACTACCATCATGAATGATATTAGCGGGGAATCTTCCCGATACTGTTGCAGTTCCAATACTTATTTGCTTAGCTCCAATACCATATGCTCCACACCCCTTAGCGTTTGGATTATCGTTGCCCCCTTCACGGGCGAGATTATTTAAATTTTCTCCACCTTTTAAATCATATGTGCGAGTCTCATTACCAACACGACAATCATTAATATTGATGCCACCAGTTCCATGCTTTAGAACGTTCTTCGCTACAGTCTTTTCAGATAGTGGCTTCCTAGCAACGCAAATAGGCTCCCATGCTGGCTTCAGTGCCGTGCCCCAGCCATCCCATTGTTTTGCTTCTTCTGTTGCTGGTGCAGTAATGTTTACTTCAGTCCGTGTCATTCCATATGAATGTGAGCCGCTTGCTGCTCCATTTTTAATGCCTACTTTCTTTTTACCCACGATTTCACGTTCCGCTGCATCTCGCAGAGGTCGCAGTTCTGAGGGAAGTTCAAGAACATCAACAAGTTTTTCCCAGTTATCTCCTGACGGTATTCTGAGACCGCTTTCCCAGTTCCAACATGCACCAGATGGGGTTCCTACTATTAGTTCGCTAATATCTTGTCTTGATAAACCCTTCTTTTCTCTTGCCGCTATCAATGCTATTCTAAACTTCTCAATAGATTCCGAAGGGGCAATGCCTTCTTTATCAATAGCCTTACCGATGTTCATAGACTTAGGAAAGCCAGAGCCATAAACCCATCCGATTTGATCGCGAATATCAAATCCAGCGTCTTCAATCGCTACTACCATTCTATGATATGTGCGAGTGCCAGAGAATGCAAGTAGATGACCACCTGGTTTCAATACTCGCATCACTTCTGACCACATTTCAACACTATATGCGATGCCAGAACTGTCCCATGATTTACCCATGAAGCCAAGTTCATACGGGGGATCAGTTACTACAGAATCTACAGAGTTGTCTTCCATAGTTTTTAATACGTCAACACAGTTGCCGTTATGCAATACAAATTTACTCACGAATTAATCATATCCTTATAGTGCTTTGACCAAAATATATCCGAAAGATGCATTAATGTCAATGATTTTCTATTACTGAACCGCATGAGTCTTTTTATGCTTGAGACTTTTCTTCGTGATCTTTGTGTAAAGTTCTTTTTGTTTTTCTACATCTTTATTGATGATTGCTTCATACAATTTCTGAATTAGGGTTTTCACTCTCATAATTAGTGTCCATAGCAAACTGTCTGGCGTGTGACGAACGTATTATACTGGTCAAAGGTGTCGTTAATCTGGCAAGTGCCGCGAAAACGATCATAGTAGGTATAAGTCGTGACTGTATGATATACCGGATAAACTGGCGGCGGGGAATACGTAGGCACTTGTGGATAAACATTTATTGGCTGTTGATGATCCGAATTAGAAATAATCACGCCAATAACCCCACCGATAATCAGTGGAGCAATAAAATCTCCGCCATGTCCACCATGAACACCATGCCAATGTTCACGTGCTTCTGAGGCTACGGGTGCAGTAGCCAATGCGATTCCGAGTAATGCTGAAATAAGCTTTTTCATATATTTTCTCCTTAACTATACTATATATGCATTTTTGTAAAAAGTCAAGGAGAAAACATAAATCTTACTGGGTGCGAGTATTTCCGTAATGGACGATTTTTCCTGCATGTTGATGGGCAGTAATTCTTCTCCAAGGATCAATTACAGTGGAATTAACCGGAAACTGCAATTCTTTCACATACTGTTCCCAGTAACCAATCAGATACACATCTGTGGATTCTCTCTTTAGATCAAGATCGCCGGTATGAATATCATAATAATTTACTGTTCCACCCAGTTCTTCAACATAGTGTCCGACAAGCATTGAAGAGGAACCATTAGTATAAGGAACATTAGGCTTATATGCCTTTCCAACAATGGTTACATTCTTTCCATATTCTAAGCAACGCTTAGCCATGTTTTCCGCCTGAACTTCTCTTGCTCGCATGATAGCATCAAACAAATCATAACCAAGACCGAGATTATCAGCCATGTAACGTAATGCAATGTTATCCCTTGGATGACAATTATGAACTACCAACCCAGTGGCTGAATTAACATAATATTGATCATCATCAGTTTCATGATTTGGCTTCACTTCCATGTTATATACAAAACCATCATATTTTACTTTAGTGATTTCGTTAATTGTCGTCTTCATAATTTTTCCTTTAATGTTTTACATTTGTCTCCATGCCATCGTTTATAGTTGCCTTTATTGGTAACAATTCCACAATGATAACATAATTCTGTTTTCCCATTTAGTATTTGATTTTGTTTTTCACGTTCTTCTACTGTCCGGTTGACATTCCACAATTTAACTGCTTCTGATATCAGTCTACCTCGAATTTCTTTTTCTTCTTCTGTCAATCTATCATGATAATTCTGTGTAGCGGCTGATAAATTATTACGATGTTTTATGCTTTCTTCTTCTGTTCTATTGGCATAGTATTCTTTTGATCCCATGGAAAGCAGTTCAGCGGTATGTTCACATATACCTTCCCACCAACCTTGGCGCATCAATTCATTCTTACGTTTTTCATCTGCTAACACTTGGCTTACTCCATTGGTTATCCAAGTTTTACCATAAGCATTATTTTTTTCTCCGGTCTCATTCCGAATATTATTCAATGACACTCTTTTACTATTTGGTGATCTCCCAATTGACCATCCTTGATCTTCCATAATATTAATCAATGATAATTTAACACACACTTCAATATCGCCTTTTGACATCCATTTGGTGCCCAGAACAGTATATCTTCCATCAGCATAACTTCTATTAAAACTCATTGGGCTGTTAACAGCATCCAATTCTTTTAGTATAATATTTTCACGTTGTCTTATGTATAATTGATCGCCTGTCTCTAATATTTCGCGAGACCATTGGTCCGGATTGGCAATAATCATTGGCTCAACTATATCACTTGAACATAGATATCCATCTTGTGGATGACAACCCTCGCGTGTGCGGGAACCAATATACCACATGCCGGTAGGTTTATATGTCCACTTATAAATGTATGCTATTGTTTTCATCAATATATTTATTATTTAATATTCATGTAAACTTATCAATGACAAACAACTTATCGGTGTGCAGCACTTCGTCAGCCCTAGTCAACATATGCACTCCATCTCGTTCAATAGGAAGTAGATGATTGTCAGTGACAATCAAATCACCAATGAAAGTGTTAAATTTGATCATCTCCCCACTGAATGGTGTTTTGGTTACCGCCTTGATTGTTTTTTGATCTGTCCTACTGCAGTCTGCGGTGGTAGATACAACCATAAACTTATCGGTTGAATTAAATTTATCATATAATTCTTCCATAGTTATCATCTCGTCATTTACTGTTACCGTAAATGATGGGAGAACACACGCGCCGCCATCGCCCATTCCTGCAGTCATATAAGCCG